CTACAGAATATGGATTATCTCTCCATAAATTTAATACTTTACCTTGAAATGGATATAAATTAAAGATAATTCTACCACGAGTTGGATGTTGAATGTGGCAATATTTTTTCATAAAATGGCTTGGATCCTTTGCACAAAGGATATATTCATCTCTTATTATTTGCTTTAAATCTTGATTACTCATAATATGAAAAATTCCATTTTGAAGTTTTATATTTTTTCTTTAAAGAATTAGTAATTATTGAAGGTAAAATATTTAACTTTTTACATGCTTCACTACAACTATCATACACTATACCAGTATTATTGTCTTTAATTTTTTTACACATTTTTTTAATGTGTTCTTCAGAATGTTTCTTTTTGTTTTTTTGTTTTAAACCAACATTTTTTCTCCATTCTTGAGATTTTGCTATATTAGATTGTTTTTCTTTAGTATTTTGTGTTCTTTTTTTACCTAAATTATATGTATTTCCAATATGTGCTTTTGAAATTTTTTTCTTTACTTCTTCACTTCTAGGTCCAACTCCATTATCATTTAATTCACAATTTAGTCCTTCATTTATAGAATTAAATTGTATTTTATAGTGTTTTTCTTTTTTATCTAGTTGCTCTATAGAACATTCTTCAATTACTTCAAATATATGATTTTCAGAACCATATTTTTTAAGTGAATTATATATTTTTGGTTGTTGAGAACAATTTATTCTTTTATATTCATTAAATCTTCTGTGTATATCAATACTTTGTCCTATATATATTTTTCCTTGTGGGTTTATTATTTTATATATTCCTATCATTATTTTTTTCCTATTTTCCAATACATTTTAAAGCTTATTATTGGTTGGAAGTTTCTATTTATTCCAACTCCTAAACCATAAGCTGATTTTTTTTTGGTTCTTAATAGTAATTCAGGACCAAAACCATTTAAACCTTCTTTACCACCTGCTAAACCTAACCCATAATACAGTTCGTGTTTTTTTTCTATAATAGTATTAGTAACAGTTATTACAGGGTATGTTAATTGATATTTTATATTTCTTGATTTAATTTTATTTTTTGAGATAGAATCATTAATGTGAAGTTTTAAAGTATCAGTTATTAATGAATCTTGGTAAACATAAGTTGAATAATAATCTCCCAAAACATATGCTGTGTCTATTTTAGTAATAGTATCATGAATAAAATCATGTTCTACTCTAGTTTTCCATTTAGGAATATATGTTGGAATTTCTTTATTGATAGTAACGTATGTAGTATCTATTTTAGTAATAATAGTGGGGGTGTCTATGTTTTTACCCCCACATTTTTGTAATAAAATTATAATAACTAATACAATAATTACAATAAAGAGAAAATTATCTTTTAACCACTTCATTAAGAAATTAATCCATTAGTGATACTATTCAAATCAACACCTTTAAGTAAACCTTTGTTGTTTGCAACAAATTGTTTTAAAGCTTTTAATTTAATATCATATTCACTACCTTCTAAGTTTTCTATTTTACCAGCTATAGTTTTAATTTTTGATACTACTGTGTTAATTTCTGCTTCCTTACCTGAAGGAGTACCAGTAATTTTTTCAGCAGCTTTAAGATCAGCAGCAGATGGTTCTACTTCGATTTCAATATCTTCTTCCTCTTCTGGTTGTTCGTATTCGTCTTTTTCAATTTCAATTTCGTCTTCATCTTTATCAGCCATTTCAGGTTCTGTAGTTTCTGGTTCTTCAATTCCAGGCTCAGAAACACCTGCAGTAACTTTAGGATCAATAATAGCACCAATAGCTGCTAATTGTCCTAATAATGGATAAAGTTGAGGTAAATTTTTAATACCAGTAGCGGCTTGAATTTCCTTTGCAGTAATACCATCTTCACCAGCATTTTCTATTAATTCTAATATTTGAGCTAATTTACTAGCAGTGTATACTTGTTTTGCTTTTGATAAATTGGCACCAGGTTTATATCCTTTTCCTTTACGGCCCATCTCATTTAATCCATCTTCTGTTAATCCTGGTTTTTGATCAGATGTAGTTTCTGCTTTTTTCTTATCTGCAGCTTTTTTAGCAGCATCAGCAGCCGCAGAGGCAGCAGTAGCAGCAGCTATTTGAGCTTGTTGATTTTTTAAAGCCGCAGCCGTAGCAGCATCATCTTCAGCTTTACCTTCTATTAATTCGTTAATAATTTCAGTTTTAATGTAATTGTATAAGTCTTTATGTTTCATTTATATAGAGTTTTGATTATAAATATTATATGTTTAGATAAGATTTTATTTGTTTCAGTCTATCTTCGTTAGAACCGGCAATAATACCGAAGTTTTTAATTCTCCATAAATGCTCTGAGTATAGATGTTTAATTGTTTGATCAATTTGAGTGCGGTAAACAGTATCAGTAGTACGTACATTGTTGTCTTCTATTTCTACTCCAGCAGGACTAACATAAAATATCCAATCATACTCTTCAATAAAACGAGAAGCATATTGTTCAAATTCGTGTTTATCAACTGTACTAATTGATTGAGCATTAAGTGTAAATGCCATCACATCAATTATAGTTCTATCAGTTATAATGTTTGTATGAATTAATTCACTACATCTTTCTGCTAGGAATATCGTTTGTCCTTTTAATGTACTATCTGTATTTAAAGGTATTCCTAAATCACGTAAATATTTACTACGTTCTGTAGCAAAATTATAGTGTTTAAATTCAGGTAATTCTTTTAATGAGTTTACTAATGTAGTTTTACCTACAGAAACTGTGCCTGTGAATCCAATTCGCATAACTTATTATTTTTGATGAATATAAGAAAGAAGGCTTGGTAATCCAAGCCTTTCTTTAATTTTATTTTATTATACCTGCTATTTTCTGCATTCGAGTAAATGATTCATTTAGTGTATTTTCTTGTAAGAAATCTTCATCTTCAAAATCATCATCTAAATCATCAATTTCACCATCAAAATTAGCATCCATGTTATTCATTAAACCTTTTAAATCTTTCATCATACCATCTTTAGCTTTAGCTGGATTTGAAGGACGACCACGCTTCAATGTTCCTTTAACACGTGCTCTAAGTTTTTCAATGAATTCAGCTCCTAATGCTTCTAATTCTTCTGCGTTTGCTTGGTAATTATTGTCTGCTTGTAATTTTTGATCAACAGCTTTAGCAATTAAAGTTTTTTCACTTGCAGGTCTTCCTTTAGCTCCACCTGGTTCAGGTTTTTCTTTAGGAGCAAATGTAGTTCCAGCAACTGCTACTAATCCATCTTTAAGGAATGGACTAAGAAATACGTTTGCTTCTTGAGATGTTTTATTATGTTTGTATTGTCTAGCTAAAGTATCTAATAGGTTTTCTAATGAAACACCACTATCACCTGCTTTTCCTACAATATCCATCATGTCTTTTACCCATTTATACTTGGCATCAACACTAGAATTTAAGTCTTTAAATATTTCGAATTTACTTTTATCTCCAACTTTGTATACTTGGCCGGGTCTAGCCATTTCAGAGACATTATTCATTTCTTCAATTACTAATTCTCTAATTACTTTAATTAATTTTTCCATGTATTATGTAATGTTTATCTATAAATATTATGGAACAAAACAAGATTAAAAACTTTCAATAAAGTCTGGATATTCATCGTATTCTTCCATAATAGCAGGGGTTTGGGTTATGTCAATAAATATTCAGCAACATAAATTCCATGCGCTCCACTTACAGTAATTCCACGAGCAGATAAAGCATCACCTACAAAATATACATTTGGATACTCTGTTAAAGATAAATTAGTATAATTTACTAATGGTTCAGGACTTAAATATTTTACTTCAGGAATATACATACCCCAATCATCTCCAAATTCAAATACTTTATTCATTTGGTCAATAAAGTTAAGGATATGATCAAAATATCCATCAAATGAATGCATTACTTTTTTTAAATCTAACCAATTAATTGGCGTAGCAGATACTATATTATCTTCAGATGTTTGAGATGGTGCTCTAAAGTTGTTGGGTGAATAATATAATCCAGTACCTTGTTTTTGTACTTTAGATACTACATCCCTACTCCATTCAAATGGATTTTCAATGCCCTTAATTTCCATTAATATGCCAAAGTTAGTCATATTGTTTCTAAATTCTTCTCCTTTTTTAGCATGACCATTGTAAGTAACATCTCCATATGTTTCTTCTACTGCAACATAAGCTGCATTATTATTTGTACAAAATGAACGTAATGATACATTGTCAAATTTTTGATATAATTTAAAATCATAACTAATATCAATTAATTTTTGGAAATATTTTTGTGGTGCTTCAAAACGTACTCCAATTTGTACTGATTTAGGTTCATTAGGTAATTCATAATTATCTGCTAGTTGTTGAGCAAAATCAATACCTGATTTGCCTACTGCGAATATTAGTTTATCGTACAATATTTGAAATACATCATCGTCACTTTTCCCTTGATGTACATTAAGATATCCACAAACCTCTTCATCTTTAAATGATATATTATCCACTTCAGCATTCCATAAAAACTCTATATTCTCCCTCCCCTC